TCAATAGTTGAATCAAACTGACGACGGTATGCCATCCTCTCACTAACACCATGATAATCATTCGTTACCTCATGAGTGGCGAATGTTGTTCCGGGTAAGGATGTTTCATGACAAAGGAGCTCTATATTTTCTCCCTCTTTATCATAATTAAACTTCCTATTAGAACTATTAATAAATTTTTTAACTTCGTCGGGGGGTTGAATCATTACCTGATAGACAGATGTTTGAGCAAGATTCATTATCTTGCTCTTCAAAGCCCCAGTACTAAATGATTTTGGACTTGCACCAGGCATCTATAAATAAGATTGACTACTATTACTATGTATGTGAGTTGTGGGAGAAAGTATTAAGTCTAAATTTAGACCATCTAATCCTCTTAAGTATATGGGTGATCCCAACAATATCATTTGTCGGTCCTCATGGGAAAGAAAGATGTGTCAGTGGTGTGACACACAACCAAATGTATTGAAATGGGCGAGTGAGGAGTTTAGCATCCCATATGTCTCACCAAAAGATGGTAAGGTACATAGATATTATCCTGATTTCTTAATAGAATTTCGTGATGTCAATGGTAAAACTAAAAAACAAATAATTGAAGTAAAACCCAAAAGACAGACAAGACCACCTGAAAGAAAGTCAAGAGTCACTAAATCATATCTCTATGAATCAGTCACATATGAGATAAATATGGCTAAGTGGAAGGCTGCTAGTGAGTTCGCCAAAGATAATGGGATTGAATTTAAGATTATCACTGAAGACGAACTAGGTATCAAACAACATGGAAGAGGAACAGGAAGAGTACCTAAAAAGCGACACCCTAAGAACAGACGGTCTCGTTGATGTTTGTGCTGGGATATCTGACTCAGACGATAAGATGTTGGAAGTCTTAGAAAGATTGTCAGAAGTTGAAATTATCCCCAATGTAGGAAGATACTATACTTTCATATATAACCCTAAAACTCCGCGTATTCGATATGATGAATACCCACTTATTGCCTGTATAGAAGTTAATCGATGGGGATTCAGGGGTGTGAATTATCATTGGGGTAAGTTTAGAAACTATACATGGGATGAGGTACAGAGTAATCTCCATGTAATTTACCCAAGAGAACTTGAAGACCTGAGGTCTATCGGATATCAAAAATTTGAACTAAATATTTAAAAAAAGATAAATGCCACTCGATCTATCTAATTGGTCTAAAGCAGACCCCGATTCGGAGAAAAATTATAATCGAGTGACTCGCCTGCCTATAGGCGAGGAATCTATGAATATGAAACAAAAGTTATTAATTACCAGCAACATCAGGACCGGCGATTATAAAATTTTTGCAACTGATAAGAAACAATTTGGTGGGAATAATAATGAAGATATTCTCATCTATTCATATGATGCTGATGAAGATGATATAACGATTAATGATACTAATTATTATGCAGGTATATTTGAACGTAAGGGTGGAAATAGAACACTCAATAAATTAAACAGTGAGGTTAGATTAGATACATACAATCTTGCTAGTGAGAATCAAAATACACGGAGTGATGTAAAAAAATTTGAGTCTTTAGGTAAGAAACCAGGTTATAAATCAGCTTTTAATCAAGCCGTTGTACCACCTCAATCAATAGTCTCCCCTGTCGTTGAACCATTTCGAATTAGAATTAATAATGCTTCCAGACGAGATGTCAGCACAAGATTCACACCCAATACAGATATAGATGGCGGTGGGTCAATAGATGACACAACATCATCTATTGATAGTGGTAGATCAACAGACGACAAAACATCATCATCATCTAGATCTCTTGGTCTTCAGAACGCTGGTGTATCTAACTACATGAGATATCCAATGGGTAGGTTACCTAGTCTAGGGTATGACTATATTCAGATAAGAGCATTTAAGTATGCACCAGTGGGATTACCAAAAGCATATAGTGGGGAAAGAAAGAAAGCCAAAGATAGATTAGTTGAAGCCACTGGAGATATAATTCAACTACCAATGATTGGATCAATCTCTGAGACGAATGCAGTGTCTTGGAGTGATGATTTCATTGGTGAGATCCAAAACATTGCTGCTGGTATTGCTTTCAATAATATTAATGGCGGTGGTGACCCATTTAGTGCCGTCTTTGATGCCCTAAAGGATGTTACCAACTCCGTTCAACTCGCTGCGGCGAAAGATGATGTAAAACAGGCTATCTCAGCATACTTCGCGGGACAAGCAGCTGGTGTCCCCAATGTACTACAAAGAAACACAGGTCAAATGATCAACAACAATCTTGAGTTGTTGTTTAGTGGTCCAAACCTTAGATCATTCAACTTCGCTTTTAATCTTAGACCAAGAGACAAAGCAGAAGCAGATATGTGTAGACAAATTATCAGATCTCTCAAGGCATCTTCTGCCCCCAAACTCAGTGATGACTATATGTTCTTGGAGACTCCAGATGTCTTCAAGCTTGAGTACATATATAATAGTAGTGCAAATACTACTATATCAGCAGATGCTTCCCCTACGGAGCATCCTTATATGAATAAGATCAAACCATGTGCCCTCACAGGTCTGAGTGTAAACTATACACCAGAAGGATCATACGCAACCTATGAGGACGGAGGATCAATGACTGGTTATGATCTATCATTATCATTTAAAGAACTAGAACCTGTATATCAGAAAGATCAACTGGATGCAGGTAAAGAAAATATGGGTTACTAATGGCCAAACACTATTTCAGAAACGTCCCAGACTTTGACTACGTCAGTAGACAAGAAGGACAAAATAACATCTCAGAGTATGTCAGAGTAAAGAATCTCTTCAAACGTGTCAAGATAAGAGAAGACCTTTTTAATGAACTAACATACTTCACCAAATATAAAATTATTGCTGACGAAAGACCAGATCAGATTGCCAACAAAGTGTACGGAGACTCAAGATACGACTGGGTCATTCTGTTGTCCAACAATGTAATGAATGTTGAGTCAGAATGGCCACTAGATTCGGTGTCCTTTCACAATTACATGGTTAGGAAGTATGGTGGTGATGATAAACTCTCTGCTATTCATCACTATGAAACCACCGATGTAAAAGATAGCCTCGGAAGAATCATAGTCCGCGCAGGACTTGAGGTGCCTTCAAACTACGTTGTCAATTTCTATGATAACAATATAGGTTCACAAGTTACTGCTAATAATGCAGTGATTGGTATAACAAACTACGAATATGAAATTCAAAAAGATGATGACAAGAGACAGATCTTCTTATTGAAACCAGAGTACCTGGGCATAATCAAGAATGATATTGATGAGATCATGCCATACCCTGAAGGTTCGGAGCAATATGTCAATGAAAATCTTGTCAGGGGCGACGACATCAAAATTTATTCATAAAAAAGTAATAGGCATAAAAAATTCTGGGAAATATTTTTCCCCAGAAAATGAAACTAAACTTCGATTTTCAAATCAACTGTCAGCCAACTTCGCGAAGTACGACATGGGATCATCATCGTCATCAGAAGATGAAGATGGTTCCGTAGTCTTAGATGCTTGATAAGAATCCTCAAGTTTCTTTAGGACTTCTTCCTCAGACACCTTCTTCTGTTCTGTTGCTGCGTAGTTGTCATACTCAGTCTCTTCTTGAGGAGCCTGACGCTTCTTGGTTCCCAACACATAGTCGAGACGTTTCTTCAGTTCGTCATAGGACTTGAACTGATCATCTGCAACAAATGAAGTGAGTGAATACTCCTTCTTCCAGATAGCTTCAAGAGCATCATCGTCTTCCAGAAGAGGGGAAACACGATCAAACTCAGAACTGTCATAGTTCCAGTAACCAGCAACCTTCTTCAGTTTCAGTTTGAAGTTAGCACCTTGCCAGAAATCAAAAGGATTGATGGGGGTCTCGTCTTCAAACTCAGGTTGCATTGCCTCCATGATCTTGTCAAAGATCTTCTTACCGAACTTATACAAGAAGACCTTACCCTCGTTCTGAGGATTGGCTTTGTCCTGAACAACATAGATGTTCGCGTAGAAGGAAAGCTTACGCTTCTGTTTACGGACTGTCTCTTTATCTTTATCACTACCACTGTTCCACAGCTCTCGGTTCAGTTCACCGATAGGATCCTTACCACCAATGGTAGTCAGGGAATTCTCGATGTACCAACCACCAGGTCCCTGGAAGGCGTGTGAGAACAACTTAACCCAAGGGAGATCTTCTCCATCAGGTGCTGGGAGGAATCGAATGACGGCGTATCCGTTGCCAGTCTTATCCATCTCTGGCTTCCACAGACGTTCATCTGATCCTCCACCAGTATTACTTTGCTTCTCTACTTCTTTTACAAGCTTAGCAGTAAGACTACCAAGAGAAGATTGCTTTTTAAGGTCTCCGAAACCCATTGTGTTACCTCGTATGTTTGTATTTGGCTTTTGTCCCGTGGCTTAAAGGGGATTGGGTAGCCCCTGGTCTAGTGTAGGTCCTAATGGACCTCGTGTCAAGACCCTTCTTGTATTGTTTTTTTCATAGTCTCGATGATGGAAGACATGTTTGAAAAAACATATCCCAGGTCAACATCGGGAGGAAATCCTAGTTGTTTAGCAGACGTGATAATGTTTTCCTTCATTGCCTTTGCTTCAGGATCATTAGACAAAGATAGTCTAGTATAGAGAATCTTCTGTTTATTGAGAAGTTTATCCAACATATCTATATGAAGAATTTTGTCATCAGCATTCATGGATGAAAAACTGAATACCTTCGCATAAATTTCATCCTGGAGCTCTGAAATTTCTTTCATCTCCTTTTGAACAATATCAGAATCGAAGAAGTTCATTAAACTACTATGTCTTTTAGTAACTTTTTGTATTTAAAGATGTCAATCTTTAAGAAGGTGTTATATTTATCCATCCTCATGGATAAAAATTTCCAGACAGGGTCGTCTAGTTTCTTGTCATAAGTTTTCTTAAATCCCAAAATTCTATCAAGGATTATAAATGTTTCAAGAGAGATGTTCTTTATCAGGTGTTCCTTGACAATCTGAGGGTGACTCAAACTCTTGAGTTTAAACATATCATCAAACTTCTGTCCTGTAAATACAGATTCCACCTCTTGACGAAAAACATATGTAAGTGATTGGGTTCTCTTCTTCCAATCAGTGTAACTTTGTTCTCCATTCTGCATTATCTCCCCAATCCACAAAGCCTGTGGATCATTACATGCTACGAAGTTGGAGACAAAGAATTCAATTACTTCAATATCATCTTTTTGCCTACTCAATTTTTCAAAGAAAAATCTATCTCGACGTTTATAGAAACTCTGTAGGGAAGCACGACTCTTACCACAATACTTGTGATAGTCATACTTTGGTTTAGTAAAGTGGTTCTTAAGTCCTAGGTAAGACTTGTAGGCGTCAAACGGGGTCACCTTCGGTATCATCTATTTGATCAAATCCAATAATATCTTCAATTTTTGCGATGTGTTGTCCTGCAATTAAGTAGGAATGGGAACCATCGATTTCCCCAACATATTTTAATTCATCCTCACGGAATTGATTCTCTCTGAGGGCTGCTTGTAATTGTAAGTGTCTTAGTTCTACTTCGGAAATCATATTGGTAGTTTAGCATGAGATGTTCTCTTAAGTAGATTCAATTCCATTGCTTCGTACTTCAACTTTTCTTTCAGTGGTTTAGACAATAGTTTAGGAACTGATTCGATGTCAATACTATTTTCTTCACAGAAGTAAACTATAGCATCAATGTACTTCATACCATTTCCATCATTGGCAATAGTCTCGATTTCTTCTGTAAATTTACGAGAACAATAGAACTTATTCTCGATAATCTTATTGATGTCGTCAGGCTTTGCCATATTCCTGTAGTTTAAATTCAACAAACTCTCTAATATATTCGGAGAGAAGATTGATGTACTTTCTCTTGTCATATTCTTCATAGACTTTGACTTCTCCGTCTTCGCAAGACATAATGATTACAAATTTCTTGACCATGATCCCGGTCATCTCAAATAACATACAAGCGTATGCTGCACACTGAACGAAGTGGTGATCCACCCACTCTTTTGGTTTTGGTTTCTTAGATGTCTTAAAGTCAATGACAGCCAACTCACCATCATACTCTGCAATACAATCAACACTACCAGCTATTCCCAGTTCATAACTGAATAAAGCCTGTTCCTGTGCATGAATGTTATCGATGTTATCCAGAGTAGG